TTCAATAGCTTTTTGTGCTCTATTGTTTCTTAAAATACCGGCAAGTCCTTTTGCTGAGTCTGGTAATAATGAACCTACTGTAAAAGCTGCTGTGAGAGGATTTGAAAAACCAATTGCATTTCCTCCAATAACTGATTTTAATATATTACCTTGTAATCCATCTAGTCCTAATTTTCTAACAGCAAAATCTGTAATTAATTTTTTACCAACATTTTTTGTTAATCCCTTAAGATCTATTGGTGGCATTTGTCCAACAAGATTATTTTCAACCATAAGGTTTTCATTAACAGGTGCATTGTTAATAGCTGCAATGCCATTTACGTCAGATGGTTGATAGCTACTAAAGTTAGGATCTTGAGTTATAGCTCTTTGTTGATCTAAAATTCTTTGTGTTATAGGATCCATTAACCCCTCATTCCATCTGGTTGTACATCAGCTCTAAAAGTACCATATCTCCAACTTTGATCTGTTGAAAGATTAGCTACTTTCACACTAGCAAATCTTGATCTGGCACGTGTATCTACTTTATCAGTAGAGCTTGTAATTGTAAATGGCCCTAAAGGTGAGCTAGAAGCTGTGCTTGTTGGGTAATTTCTTAAATTGATAGTTATTTGTGCATCACCAACGAGTCTCTTAAAATCAGGAATAAATCTTCTCATGCTCATGAAAAACTCTCCATCACCACCAACACCTAAATCAAAATCTCCTGATTGAATAAATGCAGGTATAGCCGTTTTGTTACCTATACTATCGACCTGATCTACACCCACCTCATGAGCATAATAAGTAGAAGCACCATTTGTATTTGTAACTCCTTGAATAGTAGGAAACGTTGGAACTGCTGTGCTATCAAACTCTGTTGCATATGGATTGTCAAATAATGTTGAATCGTGAAAAGAAGTTCTTGCTAAAGAACCTGTTGTCCAAGCGTTCTCAGTGTAATTGTATGTAACTACTCTATCTACTAATTCAGAACCATTTTTAGGATAAAACCAATTTATCTCTTCGTATAAATGATTAAGACCTGCATATACTTGTTCTCCCGCACTGTAATTAATTCCAAGATTATTTCCTGTGTTGGTAAACACAAAATCTTCAACTAAACATGGAACTGATTTGACTGTTCCATCAAATACAAAAAAACCTCCTGCTTGTCCCATCCACCAAACTCTTCCGTTGACATAATGCAAAGCGTGTTGACCAATTAATCCACAATTACTTCCAACTTGCCTAATAGAAAAAGTAAATGGAGGACCTACAAACTGCATAACATATGCAGAAGTATCTGTTAAAATTAAAATATAATCTTTACCTTTTGCAGCTCCTACAATTCTTACACCGGAATCTAACCTAAAAGTACCAGCGGTGTTTACTGATGTTGGTGCATACTCAGATATATTTTCTTGATCAGAAAATCTAATAAACATTTTGTCTTGTGTACTATCATCTCCAATAGTTGTTTCTGTTCCAAGTAATACTAAATGTCTATCTCTATCTGACACAATAGACATTACCGATTTTGTTGGTGCATTACTTACAATTACTGATCTTGTTGTTAGAGCATTTGCATCTGCGTTTATGGGGTTCCAAGAAAAAGTTTTTCCATTTTTTGTTGTTGCAATTAAAACTTGACCAAAATTATCTAATGACCAAGAAGCCGGATCTAAAACTGTACTAGATGTAGTTGATGCAGAACCCCAAGTACCTCGTCCCCACGTGCCTGTTCCCCAACCATAACCTATTGTAGCGTTTAATGGCCCTGGTTTGATATATGGGTTAACAGTAGCAGCACCACTAGCAGAGGTAGTTGCTGCTGCAGCGCTAGCCATTGTAATTGTAAAGCTATTAGCTGAAGATGTAATTACTTCAAAAGTGTTAGTTTCAAAATCTGATGCTACATATCCTGCTCCACTTGGAGGAGTCACTGAGGTGAAGGTAAATAAATCAGCAACTTCTAGACCATGTCCCGATTTATTAACAGTAACAGTTGTTGAGGTATCTGTTGTGTCAAAAGTACATCCTGTTAAAGCTGTATCCAGTGGAGTTATGTCATAAAAGGCAGCTTCATAATAAATTAATAAAACTTTATTAGTTCCTAAAGCTGCGTATCTTCTTCCATCCAAATCACCCCACACTAGTTGTTTTCTCACGGCTCCAATTAAAGTATCTGATGTAATTTGTTCCCAACCACCAATTTTTTCAGGAGAACCGTATCTAAATCTTACAAAATCTCCATCGGTCCATTGACCTTCTGCTCCGGTCTCTGTAACTTGTTTATTAAATCCTGGTGCTATTTGTATGTTTGTTAAAGGCATATGCTATTATACAACAGGATATTAAAGTATTAAAGGGGGTCTGAAAATCAAGTTTGTAATTTAATTTTTGTAGCATATAGTAGATTATATATTAGTTTTACACAGAATGAAAGATAGAAAATGAAAAGGATATTAGGCATAAATATTTCACATAATGTTTCTTTCGCACTGTTTGAAGAAAATGTTTTAAAAGAATTCTATGAAGAGGATAGATTTAACAAAATTAAAAACTATCAACCACAGGAAAATGAACAGGCTATTTATGATTATGAATATCAAGTTTTAAAAAAATTTAAAGATATTACATTTGATGTTGTAGTGTTTGCATCTTTTGATAGGACTCATTTACAAATAGAATTGCCTATTATTAATCACGTATTAAAACAAGTTAAACATAAAAAATATTTTTTTAATATAAAAAATCACCACATTTATCATGCTCTTTGTGGTTATTACTTTTGTAACTTTGATGAAGCGATAGCATTAGTATCTGATGGTGGAGGTGAAACAGAAATTAGTTTAGATTTTAAAGTTCTTCAAAGTATATTTTTAGTCAATAAAAAAGAAATAGTTAATAAATACAAATTTATATCTAATAAATTTACAGATTATTTTAACAATTTTGTGCCTGTACAAATAGAAACAAAAAGAAAAAACGTAGATTTCACAGTTAGTAATAAATCTAAAGTAGGTCATAAATATTCTAAGTATTTAGAAGAAGCAGGTTTTGAAGGATACGCTGATGGTCAATTGATGGGGATTGCAGCTTACAAAGATAAAGGAACTGATTTAGATAAAAATGTTTTAGAAATTGCTAACAAAGCACAAGAAGAAACTTTTCAAGATGTAGTAGAGTTACTAGAAAAATCTAAACAATATAGTAATTGTAAAAATATAATACTGTCAGGGGGCTATCATTTAAATTGTTCTAACAATTTTAAACTTGTAAAAAAATATCCGGAATATACTTTTTTTGTAGATCCCATACCATATGATGCAGGTACCGCAGTAGGAGGAGTATTCTATTATGAAAATTATTTATAAAAAAGAAGAAGCTGTAGATATACTTTTAGATCAACAAGTGGTTGCTATTTTTCAAGGCCACTCTGAATGGGGGGCACGTGCATTAGGTAATCGTTCTATGTTATTTGATCCAAGAAATAAAAATGCAAAAAACATAGTTAACAAAATAAAAGGTAGACAATGGTGGAGGCCAACAGCTGCTACGATACTATATGAACATCGACATGATTATTTAGATATGCATACGTTAGATGAATCACCATACATGACATTTGCAATTGATGCTAAACAAAAAGCAATTGATGAAGTTCCAGCATGTGTGCACATAGATAATACATGTAGATTTCAAACCTTAAAACGAGAACAAAATCCTAATTACTATGATTTAATAAAATTATTTTATGATAAAACAGGTGTCCCTCTTTTACTCAACACATCTTTTAATTTAAAAGGTTGGCCAATAGTAGAGTCTTTTCAAGACGCTATCTTCACTTTACAAAATAGTAATATAAATTATTTATATAAACAATGAGAAAGTATTTATAAAAAACATGACTGAAAAAGATAGAACCATAAAATATAATTATTTTTATTGGGGTCCTTTTTTATACTCATCGACTTTAACTACAAAAGAAATAAATAGTATAAAAAAATTATGTAGTAAAAAAAACAATGATTACAGAAAACATTTAGCTGGCATAATAAACCACGAACATCAAATAGATTGTAAAAAATTATTTCCAATTGTAATGCCATACATACAAAGTTATGTAAGTGCCTATGCTGAACATTATCAAGGAAGACTTCCAGGAAATAGAATAGAATTAATTCAAGCTTGGGTTAATTATATGATTAAAGGTGAAAGTAATCCTTTGCATACACATGACGATGATTTATCTTTTGTGTTATTTACACAAGTTCCAAAAAATTTAATAAAAGAATTTGAAAATCATATTGGAAATACAAGACCTGGTTTAATAAATTTTGTGCATTCGTTAGGATCTAATAAATTATCTATTAATGAACATTCATTTATTCCTAAAGTTGGAGATATTTTTATTTTTCCTGCAAATCTACACCACTACGTAAATACTTTTAGATCCGACGGAGAAAGAATATCTGTATCAGGTAATATAAAATTAAAAAATGATTAAAGTAGACAACATATTTCCAAATCTTATAGCAGTGAAAAATTTAAACTTATCTAATTTTAAGATAACTGGTAAAAAATTTAAAAAAACTTTTGAATCAAATGTTAAAACTACTTTAAATGGAGATACTTTATTAGATGAAAAATCAATAAACTATCTTAATTTAGAATTAAAAAATATATTAAGTCATCTTTTAAAACCTTACTGTAAAAATTTTGTATTTAACGTAACTAAAATTTGGATTAATAAATATGAAAAAAATGATTATCAAGGTGCTCACATACATGGAAGCGATTTTTCTTTTATAATTTATTATAAAGGAAATTCTAATACTGTATTTAACTCACCTTCAAAAAATATTTTACAATGTTTTGATGAGGTTATATTTGACATTTCTTATGAACCTAATTTGAAAGAAAACGATATAATAGTTTTTCCCTCTTATTTAGAACATTGGGTTAGACCTAATTCTGATACTACTACTATTTCAGGAAACATAAAAATAATAAATAAAAATTAAATGATAAAAATAATAAAAAATGTTTTAAATAAAGAAGATTGTTTTTCTTTATACACAGGTTTAATTAACACCAGCATGTGGAATTTAAATAGACACAGTGAAAGTAAACTAAGAGGTGCTTTTCCTGGAGTTACTCTTATACACGATGAACAAGTTTTTACTAATGATCAATATTGGATAGGATATTTTAATTGTTTATTTGATAGAATAAACGCACAGTTAAAACAACAACATAATTTTTTTTTACAAAAAAGTATAAAAAGAATAGCTTTAAACGCTCAAAACGATAATCACTATACAGAATTTCATACAGATGATCGTAAAGAACCTTGTTACAGTATTGTAGGATTTCTTACACCTCAATGGGCAGAAGAGTGGGGTGGAGAATTAAATGTAGAGGGAGAAATAATTAAATATAGTCCCGGAGATTTTATTTTATTTGACTCTACTCAAGTACACACATCACAGCCTGTAAAAAAAATACCATATTGGAGAACATCAATAAACTATGTTATTAAAAAATGATCAGTTTTATAAATAAAAATAATAAATTAAACGAAGTTAAAAATAGTTTAACTATTACTTATCCTAGAACCGTAAATATAATGTATGGAAATTATCCATACTCTGACGTGGTTCACAATTTTATATTAGACATAAAAAATAATTTAGATTCTAAAATGGAAAATCATACTAATGTAAAAGGAGGAATGACTAAGTGGAATCATTTCGTAGATAACAATAATTTTCAAAGTTTTCTTGCTTACTTAATAAATACTCATCAGAATAACTATCCAGATGTATTTAAATATTTTTTGGAAAGAAAAACAGTTGAGGAAGCTTGGGGCAATGAGATAAAAAAAGGGGATAGATTAAACTATCATGTTCATCCTTGTTGGCATGGAGTTTTATATTTAACAAAAGGTTCTAATTTAATTTTACCTGAATTAAATATACAAATAACCCCTGAACCTGGAGATTATTACATATTTCCACCATACATATTGCACGGTTTTGATACACATCAAGAAGAAGCCAATAGATATAGTTTAATATTTAACATTGTGCAAAGTAATCAATCATTTAAATACGAAGAAAAGGAGAAAATTTTATATGAAAGAAAAAACAGTTAGCTTTAATAATTTTATTGGTGTCTATGATGGTTACATTACAGAACAAGAATGTGACAGAGCAATCAAATTATTTGAAGACCAGAATAAATTTAATAATACTATTAATAGACTACATTCAGAACAATCTTCTGTTTTACATAAACAAGACCAACAATTATTTACTGGAGCAGGTAATATGGAGATGTGGTGGGAAGAATTAAAATCAATGATAGTTAATTTTGATTTAGCATGGAATCATTACATAGAGAATACAGGAGCTAAAGATGGTTATGGAAAAGATCAATTTTATTATACAAACTTAAAAATTCAAAAAACACTTCCTACTGAAGGATACCATGTTTGGCATATAGAGCATGGTGAAAATTATATGGATGCTATTAGAGCTTTTGTTTTTTCTATATATTTAAATGATGTTGAAGAAGGAGGAGAAACAGAATTTCTACATTTTTCTAAAAGAGTTAAACCTAAAAAAGGTAGAATAGTTATATGGCCAGCAGGATTTCCTTATCTACATAGAGGTAATCCACCGTTATCTGGTGATGGTAAATATATTTTAACTTCATGGATGAACTTAAAATAATGGACCACTTAGAAACAATTGTTGAAATAAAAAACATAGTTGATCCTAGTTTTATTAAAAAAATAATACCTTTAGTAAAATATAAAAGTAAAAACAATTTAGGTGTTAGCACTACCATAGATAAAAAAATTAGAAATGTTAAGGGTTATCACCTATCTTTAGATACCCCTACAGATATGTTTTATTGGAACTATATTAAAAAAGAAATAGAAAGACTTTATATTTTTTATAAAAGTAAATTTCCTTTAATGAATAGTATTAAAATAAATCAAATTGATTTATT